AGAAATAAGACCAGTAAACATCCTCTGAAATGTTCAGGTTGTTCACATAATCAACAATTGCTGCTTGAACCAATGTTGCAGAATCCAAACTAGCTCCGGGGAGGTTTGTAATGGACGTTGTCACACTAATATCAATTGGTGTTGGACGGCTTATGCCGATGTTGTGTGGATAACCTTTGCTGTCATTGACCACAGTGACGATACTGCCATAGGAAGTAATCCCTTGTGGCTTGTTATCATAAATCACTTGTGAAACTTCTGCTGGTGTACCACCTTCAACTACAACCAAGAAACTGTTTGCAGGAACACCATCAACTGTTGCCGACGTTGTATTCTCTATAATTGCAATATACGGCAGGTTCAAACTCTTAACACCTTCGTAGATAGCATCAATACTTGACGTACCACGACTGATAGTTGAGTTCTCACGACGTGCTCGGAATGCTGGGTCTTCTTCTCGAACGATGCCAGTGATGCCTGGCTCAAGGTTTGTTGCACTAGTCAACCCTGCAATTGCAGTTGTCAGTACATGCACTTCGTTTGCAAGAATCTTAATGGCCCCTTGCGTTGTACACTTAGCAGTTACGATTGCTGGAATAACAGCAACAGCAACAGTGGCAAACTCCAAACCATCAACCGTCTTAACAATATACCCAGCAGGAACTACTGTACCGGCAGTGCCAGAGAAAGTAATTGCAACACTTGTAGGGAGATTAGTAATCCGAGTAATGCCGTTGATTTCTGCAACTTTATCCAAACCAACTCCGTAGGCATTCGACGGACTGTACGCATTATAAGCACCCTCTGCTTGTTGCCAAACATCTTCCAGTAATTTTGCCACAACACCAATCAATTGCCCATCAGGACTTTCAGCCGATGTATCAAACTGCGAACCAAATGTACCAACAAACTTGGCATCCAAATCAGCAGTAATCTCGGCAGCTGACTTAACTGTAAAACCTTGTTCTGTTACTCCAGCCATTAGTTACCTCCTAAAGATACTGAACTGTTAATGATGCCCCAATCTGATAGGGCTTCGAAGGTCACAGATAGTGTCCGTGTACCATGGTTAAGATTTAGATCAATACTTGTTACAACTTGTACATGTGGTGTACCACGGATACTTGTCAGGATCAAGCCCTCAATCAAACCCAAATCTGGTGCTTTGATCATAATATCTGTAAACCAAGGTAAGCCAATGTTTGGGTCGGCGTACCACTCATTAAGTACAGCCAACAGCCGGCACTTAACAAGTTGGGCTGTGTACTCAAGCCCCTCCACTCGGGTAGCACCACGACCGATAATAATATCATGTGTGGCACCATCGAGCTTTAAATTGTTAGCCATATAAACTCCTACACAACAGGTACGCTTGAGATACCACTACCCGGAACAACGCCAGAAGTTCTGTGTGTCTTGAGCGAGATAGTACCCGCCACAACATCATCATCAGAAGTAATCTTGCCAGTCACATGTAGTGTACCATTTATCGTAACGTTGCTATCAATTGTTGAAGTTGGGGCAGTTATGTGTAGGTTTGATACAGCAACTACTTCAATGTTCCCATCACTCACCAAGGTTATGCGCTGAGTACGATCACTATTTCGCAGTTCAGGTGAGGTGGAATTGAAACTTGTGATGGCCTCAGGTATGGGGTTGTACCCAACTAAAGCCACAGCATCATTGATGTTGTATCGACGGAAGTATTCATTCTTCGGCAAGCCGGAGGAGAATTTACCGATCTTATTTTTACCACCATACAGCCAATGACTATACCCTTTATCACAAAACATCAACAAGCAGTTGTCTCCAGCATTGACTGGGAACGTCAAAGAATACCCACCACCACTTGGAAATTGTACAGGTACATCTTGTAGTATAGGGAAATCATATTCCTCATACAAAGAGTCTAATGAGTTGTGATACTGCTCACGAGCTATTTCAACTTTTGCAACTTGCTTTACTGGATCAAACTCAATGATCTTACCCGGATAAGAGGTAAAGATCGGTTTCCATTCTGCCACAATACCTCCTATGCCAAGTCAGTAGCCTCAACAATATATGCAGTCAATGTTGAGAAGTTGCCTGGGTCCAATGTTGGTGAAGCCATGTTCACCACATAAATATTAAAAGGTACGCCATACTGTTTAAGAATGTTCGTACCTGATCGAAGTGCTAAACTAAGCACAGTTACATTATTCCATGAGAAGTCTGTTACCCAGCATCGCATGACGTTGTTCCAGCGGCACATTGAGAAACGAACAGACCCCTGAAAGTCAACAATTATGCCAGCCTTGTTCGAGAGTGGAATTTGATAACTCATAACACATACCCCGCGATAACGCCAACACCAGATTGTTTCAACACCTTAACCATTGTCTCAGTGTCTGTTGGTGTGTTTTGTTTCATTGCTTGCTTCTGGTCATCTGGAACATTGAACCCAATACGGCCATCAGGTTGAATCACACGAAGCTGCTCAAATGTGAGAGACACTGGAAGAACCGATGAAGTTGTGCTGTCTTGATTGATACGTACTTCACGGAGTACGCAACCCTCATATGTACCAAGGATTGTTGCAACATGCACAATTGTCCCATTAGTAACTAGGTCTTGAAGTTGTTTAAACTTCTCCTCAATTGGATTTTTTGTAATGCCTGAACTATCCATAGCATGTGCAGCACTACCCAACAAACTACCAAGCACTGGCCCGATAACTCGACTCACCATCGCACCAGCAACTTTACCTACGTTAGTAATGCTGAGGAAATCCCCATCAAACATATTTACGTTGGTAATCATGCCAGTCAAGCTGAACATCTTATTCTTCTTAATAGTGTGCTCGCTGATTAGAAAACCACTACTAATTGGATACGCTGTTACCTCATTAGAGAAGGCATGGCTCTCACTAATAACACAATCAAGTGCTAGGTAATCATACGATGTTTCTGCAGACTCTTGCGGCACTTCACCGGCTGTTACAGTTGGGGGATTGGCACCGGGCAGCAATACCTTGGTGTTATCAGCCACAATATAATTCTCTGTGACCTTTGTATCTTTAGACCATAAGATTATTGATTTCCTAAATGCCATTACTGCTCCCCTCGTTGTGCGTCAAGATTTCTGGCCATGCGCATATAGTCCTCTGTCTCTTTGTTTGTTTTCTTGCCTGCCAAAACTTGAGACGCTGCTAGATTCCCACCATTATAATTTGCATTCATGGCGTCTAGGTTTCCATCATACCGCTTGTTCAACTCATCATACAACTTACCAGCAGCAGCGGTAGACTTAGCGAAATCCATCCGATCATCTTGTTGGTCGTTAATAGTCATACCCAAGTTTCTTCCAGTCTCCGGCATAATTTGATACGGACCAGCAGCACCGGCTTTAGACTTCACATTGCGAACACGGTCGTGACCACGGTTTTCGATAATCAACTTATCACGGAGGAAGTTACCCTTCTTTGTGTCACCACGAGCAACACTATCAATAGCATCATTCTGTTGTGGTGTGAGTTGCACTGTGCTCAATGCTTTGGCCTCACGTTCTGTTAGTGTATTGGAGGCATGAATGGATTGACGTACAGTAGGAAAGCCTTTGGGTTTGTTTGCCTCTTTACCAACATCCAAATCCCAAGTTCCTGGACCTACGCCATTACCACTTACTTCAGGATTACCCAACAAACCACTGTTAAATTGAACACCTGTTATTCTTGTCTCCCAAGCGGCGGCAAAATTACTACCCACATGCTGTGTATAAAGTACAAGGTACTCAGGGAACACTGTATGTGACCACAATGTATCACTCCTGAATAATACTGAGTCTGCGTTATTTACAGATATTACCGCATCGGATGGTGGCCTGTTGGGGTCGTTAGTTCTGGCACCAAGAAACTCCGTAACATCTATGATATCTCCACAATCAATGGCTGTGTTTAAGTTCATTGTTAGGTCAATCATTGCCAATGATGCTTGTGGAGTACCCTTCAGTTTGTCAATCGACAGCTTGTGTATGCTTATCTGACTGTTCTTAAGCCTTTCGATTGTTTTGTAAGAGTTCATCATGCTAATGATCTGAACATCACTGTTTGTACCACGGACATAGAAACGGAATTGCTCACCAAGCTCAGCCAAAGAATGATTAACAGAACCACGCATAATGTAACTAAGTATTGGTGTTGATAGAACATCATCATCCATACCAAAGAAGCGTGGTTCAGAAACATATCCAGCCTGTTTTGAAATCGCCTGAATCAAACCTTTGAGAGTTCCATTCTCATATACCAAACCATTTAAGCCTGCGTTCATACTCATTGTTTGCGCAGAAAATGGAATGCACCAAATTGAGGTTATGTGGTTTGGTGTAGCCTTTCGGCCAGCCACGTTCACAACATACCCATTCAGCATTGTGGACATTGTTGCTGGTTCATCCTTGTACCCAACATCAACTTTAATAGCACGGCGCTTTGTATCCAAAAGCATCTTCAATGTTTCAGGTGCTAGGTTATAAACATCCAACTTCAACGTATCTGCCATCCAACTCAAGTTGCCTTGATAAACAAAGTCAATTCTGTTTTCGGATGTAGATAGGAGAACAGCTCCTGTGTCTTTGTTGGTGATCTTTAAATCAATCTTACGTTGCCACATTAAATGTACCTCCTATCTTCTTTACTCGTTTGTTGAATGAGAGTATGCAGATTGCGTCTTTTGCACCTTATCCCCGGATTGAGTTGTTACACTCACGCCAGATGCCTCTACTGTTACATGGATGTTTACATCTTTTGCACCAGAGCGATCAACCTGTCCTGAGTATGTTTCACCTTTGTCACCACGTTGGAAGTTGTCTGCACCAATAAGTTCACTTATTGTTTCATCAATACCCTTGCCAATTATTCCAGCAGGATTCTTAATGGTGTCAAGTTGCTTCTGAGCCCAGCCTGCACCCTCTTGGGATATCCCATAGTTTGCGGCGGCTGCCGCGGCACTTCTAACATGTACAGCTTCTGCACCAAAGTTTACAACCGCATTACTTTCAGCGTATGTTCTCATATCCGCAGTTGCACGATCGGCGGCTTGTGAAACAATCCTACGTTGATCTTTGTCAGATAGGTTTGCCTGTGTACCAGAGCCAGAGTAACCCAGCACCCTGAGTGCCTCAGCTTTCGTATACGAGTCAAGCCCCATTGCATCAGCTCGTTCTGAAACCCTACGGATGGCCTCTGTTGGGTTGGATGCAAGTTCTTGCATTTCTGACAAGTCTAGCAAACCTAATGAACCAGACAGTTGAGATACAGCTGGGCCATAGTTACCTAAACCCATTTGTCCAGCACGTTGTGCACCAGACAAAGTAGCAGAACGAGCATCACGATCAGACATAACACCACGAAGTGCGATGTTATTACCAAGGAATGTCCCTGGGTTTACACCGTAATCCAATGCTTGTCCAATATCTTCACGAAATGTTTCGGCTAGTTTCTGTGCACTCTTATCCACCGTCTGTGTAACATCTTTGACGGTTTCGTAAGCTGTACTTAACCAACCTTTATCTTTCTTTCCAATACTGGCGCCATCGTCACCACCACCGTCACCACCACCACCACCGGCAGCATCACGTCTGGCATTCTCTTTATGTGCTTGGTTCCAAGTGCGAGCAAAAGCCATACCTTCACGTTGTTGTGCATCTTGAAGTTTCTTACCATCAAGTGCCTCTTCAACTTCAGTCTTGCTTGCACTAACAAGGAAACCATACTTACCAGATTTGTCAGCAGCCATTGCAGCATTAGCGGCAAGGAACTCAGCTTGAGTCATTCCAGCGTTACGCTCAATACTATCTTGAGCTTGCTGTATCTTACCTTGATTGCGTTTGCGCCATTCCATATCAGCGTTGACTGTTTGCATTTGTGTGCGAAGTTTACCATCCACTTCAACACCCTGCATAATGTCTACAGAATCAAGATTACCAACTGCCATCTGCATTTGAACTTGATCGTGGTATTGTGCAAAGTCACGAAACTCTCGTGGTGCTTTAAACTCAACACCTTTACGCATAGGCTTGCCATCTTGTGTAACAAGTCCATCAAGAGAAGCACCACCGGGGAAACCTTTGTTCTCAAGCAAACCCAGTTCAAGAACTTCTGTGTTCGTCTGGCGTTCATACTCTCGTCGAATAGAACTTTCCATACGTTTGCCACGTTCGATATCTTCACTAGGATATGGCTGAGTTGTGGTTAATCCCCAGTTCTCCATCGACTTCTCGCCAACAAAGGTATTGCGAGCTCGATCACTTGTAACCATTCGTTTAGCATCAGCAGCAGTTGCTAGCAGCTTTCTTTTATCAAGCCACTCTTGACTACCTTGTGGTGCATTGCTAATTGAGATGTTTGGGTTTTGACTTTGGTAAATACTTCTTGCACCAGCAAGCCTTTCCACGCGCGCTTCACGAGCTGACAGCGACTGCCCTAAACGGCTTCCGTGGGTGGCCTGTGTCGTCGCGTGTGACGTTCCAAGGTTGTCCCCATGTGATGCACGCTGGTTGGTGGCTGCGCCTTCCCTGACGCCCTCTGCGGCTGCCATATCAACGCTTGGCGCTGCCCGTGCAAACGAGTCGTCAACCTCCGGGCCTTCTCGTGTAAGCTGCTCCAAACCGCTTGGCTCGACGTATGCGCGTCCCTCACCCTCACCCGCTACGTTAGTGTCACCTCCACCCGTATCGTCGCCAGTGGCGCCCGTTGGGCCGTCTGAGTCCATTAGTAGAGCTTCTGCGTCCTGCAATTCCCGGTATTCGTCGATTTGTGTTAGGTTGTTGTCAACATAATCACCAGACAAATCGCCAGCAGGTTGAAAGAACACATCTACAGTGCGTGCAAGTTCGTCACGAGCATAGCGATCCAATTGTGGGGTGTTGAACTTGTCTTGATCTTCAAGTTGTTCATCAAGTGAAGTTTCAATGTGATCGTAGTTTAGGGAAATGCCACCACCCCAAGATTGACGATTCACATCCGAATCACTAATGCCAAACACTTTACCAAGTTGCTTTGGTAATTCAGTGAGTGCAGCACGCTTAACTGTAGCTCGTTGGTATTCATCGTCCTGATCTTCAAAACGACTGTACGCAATATTCTTCGTACCATAACCAATGAGTGTAGAAAGTGTATCTGCTTGCTCAGGGTCATCTGTCCAGCGACCAGCAGAAGTCATACCACGCTTGATAACACCAGAGGCAAACTCTCGGAGCTTACTACTGTTTAATGATCCAACAAGTTCATGAGGACTTGGATATGCTGTGTAAGCTGCAACAGGTGCAGTGAAACCAGCCTTACCCTCATTGGCTAAACGTACAGCTTCCTCTGTACCAAGCTCAACAGAAAGACGTGCAAACAACTCTTCGTTACGTTGAATGTTTGTTGCGTTAGCTACAGAAACTTCTTTCAGTTTCTTTGGAAGCATTTTACTCAGCTGCATGGAGAGAAGACGAATAGCCTTGCTCTTTTCAGCCGGTGTCATGTATTCCAGTTGCTGTGGATCAATGTATTGTTCAGCAAGATTTTCGAAATACTGTTGCACGTTTGCTTCATCTGGCAAACCCAACACTTCTGTTTGTTGCTGTTGCGGCGTCAAACCTTGAAGTGTGTTAGCCACCTTCATATACTCAGGAACCTTCACAGGTGCTTTGAGTTTGAATTCTTCCTCGTAGAAAGTTGGTGATGCTTCCTTGGTCAGTGGGATTACATCGTAAGAACCCTCCTGCTTATTGAATGCACCAAGGATAGATGCAAGTGCTTGATGGGGTGAGGTGAAGTCCTGTGCATAACTAACTTCCGATAGTTGCTCAATATCCTCTTTCTCAACATCAAAGGTTCCACCCTTATCACCAAAGTCAAGTACAGCCTTTTTACCAGTCAACATCGACGGAGTTAGGCCAGACTTAATAAGATTCTTGTAGATTGCCAATTCCTCATTGCTGAAAGATTTGGCACGCTCAAGTGGAGACATAGATTGGTATTGGTCATACTTTGTAAGCACTGCTGCAAGTTCGTTTTCCAAACCTGCTGCTCGAATCTTTCCAGCCACTACAGTTTCTGGAGTAATGAGGTTTGTAGTTTCTTCAAAGTCGCTGGTTATTGCACCAGTTTGTTTTCCGATAAACTCTCGTTTCTCTTGAATCTGTTCCAGCTTTCTTGTTGTCGCATTCTTATTTGTTTGCGCAACCTTCGCTTTCACTAATTCGTTCGTTGATACCAAGGGCACTTCACGAAATCTTGCAAAGCGATCTTCCAACAACATTTCTTGTACATCAAGATCATCCCAGTCTTCACTTGCGATAACCTTTTCAAAAGCCTTTGCATCACCACCAGTGGCTTTCGCCATGAAGTAAGCAAGCTGCTTCCGACGCATTGCTTTGTCTTTCTTCTTTTGAGCTGCACTATTCGCATCAACTGTTTCTGACACCATAGATTGCTCAGGGGCTTTATACTCACCATTGGAGCGAGTAACCGTCACAGTTGGTTTAGAGCGTTTGCCCAATTTCAGCACAGGCTTTTCTACGTTGAACACACCATATTCTGTAACTGCCGGTAACTCTTTTTCATCCATTGTCATGCCCTCAACTAATATGTTCTTTAAGGTCTATCAATTCGTGCATAAGAAATAAATCGTCGATGCTGTATGTGTAATCTTGAAGTTCTTTCAAAGTACACATTGGAGGGTTAGCAATCAATGGACGATGAAGAAAGTAATTAACATTCGGGAATAGTTCAGCAAGTGTTGGGCCTGTTTTCAAATCGGCCTCAGTGTTATATGTGAAACTCCCATCAGCATTCGTCGTAATAGATACAACTTCCTCTACTACGCTTTCTTGATTGCTTCCATTCTTGCTAGACCTTCTGCGAAAAAATCCTTGACGTTTACCTCAA